CAGATGTGGTGGGTCCCACTTTTATTTATAGATAATTAGACAGGCCCTGCGGGCCATGTCTGCGACGCTTACAATAAACCATAATCCATAGCTGGATGGCTGGGCTACTCACCGGGCCTCGGCCGGCCCTGCGGCCGGAGCCTCGGGTGCTAACATATGACTGACAGTTATACGCCTCATTAGCGCAGGAAGCTGCTTATGGGGCTGAGTCACATCATTCTCATCCACAAAAAGGTCTCTTGGATGAAAGTTGCTAGTCACAATAAAGTTTGACGCACACAGCGGCACTATAGATCCCTTGGTCTCTACCGAGCAAGGGTAACGATCAAACCACGTTAACAAATAAAACAAGTCTATACACTTAGGACCGTAATCATCTATCACAACATCCTTCTCTAACATGTATCCGGTCCACCACTTATGCCGAGCGCATTTGCGATAGGCTCCGGGAAATCGGTTGTAAGCCAGTCGAGATTTTCCCACTCCTGGCCCTCCATAGATCCACTCAACGAACACTTCGTCGCGCCTGGGTGCGGGGGTGAGTTCCAGATAGTTTCGTAGCAGAATATGTCCAGACCAGGCATGGACACCGGGGTGGTTGTCTCTGAATTCAGCAATTCCGTCCAGACCCCTCGATCCAACAAGCTCTCGGTACTCTCTGGCAAGGTCGTCTCGGGACACAGCTCCATCCCTTCCGGGACATACGCCGGTGCTCCACACATCTCCCTCCTTAGAGCAATATCTTGCATTGTCCTTCGATGATCCTCTTGCAACTTCAAAATGAGCTCGTGCTGAGAAGTCATTTCTGACCTCAGACAAGCGAGCTTTGTCTCGCAGGTGCACATAGCCCTGTAGATGCGGCGTTCCGTTCGCTCCAACCTCCTTGCCGATGCAAGCATACGTGCAGAGCCGCTCACAGACTTCGCGCAGGTGGTCGACTTCCTCGGCGCCATAGTTGTTGAGAGTGAAACACCAACGCTTCGCAGCAGTAGACTGAGCGTTACGGGAAGACGACGCCATGATATACCACTAAAGCTGAAGCTTCTACGTTACGTTTTGTAGTGTTCCAAAACGGGGGGGGGGGTAACACTGTACCCCCCCTTCCCCGGATGGAACGTCCTGCATGGCAGGACACGTGGCAGACACGCGTCCCGCATGCTAGTAGGCCTCATTGTTGAGATCACCAGTGAACGACAAGTTGTGGCCATACACGATGTCCACGACAGCAGCCGCAGCCACTTGGCAGGGTTCTATGCTCCATATCCACCACGGCATATGCGACAAATAATCTGTCTGCTGGGTTTGCCATTGGTTGTGACCGAACGGCTTGATGCGCTGTTCAGTTGTCCAGCTGTCACCGACCTCCAGAATCTTCTCCGAAGAAAAGAAGGGAGCGGTGATACTTTGATACCACGTGAACTCCGTGGTAGGATCAAATGTGGATGCGACACCTGTAAAGGTGTATTGTGTGTTCACACGAGCAGGATCCACGTTCCTTCCTCGACACATCCATAACTTAATCCTCACATTAGTTGCATTAGCTAACCTATTAGTGAAACTAATTGTAGCTGTACCTCCACGTACAAATAATTTAGGAGCCCAAGAATCATCTGCAGTTACTGTAGAGGCAACACCTAGTACTAGACCTCCAGGTGTCAACATAAAATTGTCAGGAATAGCCTGAATATTTTCTACAACACAAGTCCCAAGAGCAGTCGGGATAGTTGTATTGATAGTACCCGTCCCAAAGGACCGGTACTTCGTTTGTTCTTCCGAGGCTTTGTAGGCGTTACGAAGGTAACTTCTCGGACGAAATCTTTTCTTTTTAAATCTTAAAGCTGCTCCTCCGGTAGAATTACTAGAGTAATTTTTAGTCCTTCGAGCATAATGTCTCCGACGGAATCTTTGTTGTTTAGCTCTTGCGATACCTCGGCGGATACCGCGGGAGTATCTTTGCACTCGCATAGGCATATTGATGTATTTGATTCTCCTTTTACAAGTCTGATGTATAATAACAGATGTGGTGGGTCCCACTTTTATTTATAGATAATTAGACAGGCCCTGCGGGCCATGTCTGCGACGCTTACAATAAACCATAATCCATAGCTGGATGGCTGGGCTACTCACCGGGCCTCG